AATGAGTACGGGAAAAGAACTAATGATAAAGAAGATTGATTATTCTAATAATTATATTGAGATAGTTCCAACAAGCTCAACCATAGATTACTTTACCAATTTAAACATGACAAATCCTATGGATACTTTATTAATTGATAACAACGGTACAACATGGTTTAAGAAAACTCCTATACAATCTAGTATAGCAATCAATTCATTAAAAAATACAGTTAATAGTTATTATGGTTCATGGAATAATCAAGGTACACCAACTACATTAGCTGTAACAAATAATACACTTTACGCCATTCCGTTCAAATTAGATCGTACCACTTCTCTAAGTACCATACAATCGGAAGTAACAACAGCTGGATCGGCTTCTAATTGTAGAATGGCATTATATTCTGATTATAATGGATATCCATACAATAAAATTTCTGGTTCAGATGTTGGTGCATTAACAACACAGACACGGACTACTAGAACAATAATAAATAACTTTACAAGTGATATACATTTACCGGAAGGAAGATATTTTAACGCATTAGATTGTAATGCTGGAACCGTAGTAAATACAATAACAACCGATGTTATTACATCATCTACAACAGCCGGAGCTTCAACAAGTGCGACACAAACATTTACAATAACAATAGGAAGTAATACAAATCGTATATTGGTTGTTCCTATATCTTATGGAAAAGGAGCTAGTACACCAAATACTAACAATGCTGTTATATCTAGTGTAGCAATAGGCGGTACATCTTTTACTAAAGCTGTAAACTTTACTAGAAATAATGCCACAGCTAACTTTGCTTTGGATAGTGAGATATGGTATCTAGTAAATCCACCAACAGGATTACAAACCGTAACTATAACACCAGTAACTACAGCATCATATTATATGATAACTGGTGGTTATTCGTTATACAATGTACATCAAACAACACCAATAGGTATTACATCTAGTAATGGTACAACAACCAGAACAAGTTCAATTTCTGGAACGCCAACACATACTAATGCATGGTTGATTGAAAACATATTTGGTATAGATACAGCGGGCGGACTTAATGAAGCAATACCACAAGCTCCATCAAATACACAGGCTTGGAATAGTATAACAGGCGCTAATCAAGTAGCTGGTGCTTCACAATATAAAACAAATCCAATAATAAATTCAGCTAATAAAATGACTTGGAATTGGGCTTTACCAGCTGCCAATAGACAAAATACCGCAGATGTTTTAATTGAATTAAATCCGCCCGCTGTGTCATCTCTACCAGTATTTAGAGCAATACCAGCTTCTTCATTAGCTCCATATCTAGGAATGATAAATACAATGGGCGCAACAAACGGTAATACAATGTACACAACTTCACATACAATGGGTACAAGTTCACCAACTGCTTTACCTAGTCCATTTTATACAAATGCCACACTAAGCACTTCAAGCGTGCCTGAAATTCTATTAAAGAATAAAGGATAGTTGTAATTTCTAAAAATAACATGATAATGCTTATTAAGATATGATACCTTAAAATAACATGAATAAATTGGTAGCTGTTTTAATTATAGCCTCTATTTCAAGCATAGTTTTCTTTAGTGCAACATCCCAACAAGCCTATGCAGGAGGTCGTGTTGGGTGGAATCCATGTAGTTATTTTGGTGGTTTAACTTTTTGCCACAAAAAAGTAGTACCACACGGTGTAACATCTCCACCACCAGTAGTTTGTAATATAGATAAATATCATCATTGCTCTGCACCAATAGTAGTTTGTTTTAGTGAAAGGTCGATTCTAAACAATGCAGGGATAACACCTAGTATAATAACACAAATATTACATTTGCTTAATTGTTAGTTACCAGAACCTTACACAATAATATTTAATAAGTACCAAATCAATTATTAAACAACTGAATGGTTGACAAGCCTTCCAGGAAAATGTAGTGTTGGCGATCTAGTTATACCAACCCCATATCTAGATCGTCAATTCTTTTTATTTTATAATTGAAAAGCTAGCAGTTACTTCTTTCATACAATTACATTCTGGTTTACAGGATTGATGAAACATATGGATCTTACACATACAAAGCTTCACGTCACGCCCTCTCTTTAGTAATCGAGACTTTAGGTTTTTTCTTTGCTTGAGTGATTGAAGAAATCTCTACTGTTTTTACTTGATGATTTTTGGCTATATGCTTATCATAAAAATCTCCTTGTATCTTGATTTTGGTCTCATTCTTTTTCATTGTGGTAAAGACTATAGGAACAGCACCAGTTTTTACATTAGTACATGTATAACAAGCAGTAGCAAATTCTCTCAATTACCTTTTTACTCCATGTTTGTAATGAAGATGTCCACCTATTCCAGCGAGTTTAAAGATACCACCACATAATTGACATTCACCCTCTCTGAAATTCTCATCATTGAAACCTTTTTCAAATGTAGTTAGGATCTTAACGTACTTACTTTTCTGATAACGTTTTAGTATACTTTTATTCGTTTCATATTTCCTTCCACCGTATAAGATCATCTAATTTTTCTCCCCGAATCATAAAAATGCTCACCTGCTTTACAATCTGGATTCGTACAATCTCCACTATGTGAACCACCATCTCTTTGATACTCATGCCATTCTCGATTACATCCACAATGAATACAAGGCATTTCTAATTACCTTTGTCTCCTAGTGTATTCCTTTAATGAAGTCATATTAGTCATATTCAGGATTTTATCACATCTTTGGCAGATTATCTGATATGTACGTTTTGCATTTTCATTATAGTCTAAATATTGAATACGATAATCATGTGTTCCAAAAAGACATTTTAGATTCATTTTGACAAATTCACCGAACCGTCTTTGAGAAGGTTACTTAAAACTTCTTTAACCCAATGATTAGGAATAGAGCCTTCTACATCCATTGAATCAACCAGTGTATTTAATTTAGATACAATTTTTTGATTTCTTAGAATATCATTCATCTCTGTTTCTGTAACATCTAATTGATAAAACCAAGTGCCTACACTCGCACCTGTTTTTTCAAATCTTTCTCTATCTAAAGTCATTCTCTCGGACTCTCCTTTTGAAATGTAATGAGGGCTTGGGGTTTCGAACCCCTTTGTCCCATCAGGGAAATGTCGCCAACACTACCGCCCTCATCTAAACCGTTGTTATCTTTTGTTGACGAGGATTTAGCACTCATGGTAATAACTCCTTAGACTTCTAACACCTTTTGAGTTTTTATGCAGAAAGTGAATGTTTCTTATATCAGTCCAAATGAACTGCATATCTAACCACCATTCTTCGGGATGTTCATCTATAAATTTGAGATAACTTTCTTCTGTCATTATCTCCTTTGTCTTTGGATGAGGCTTCTTTTGGTCTATATCTTCCTGAGCCATTTCTGGAACTTTTCTCCAACCATGATTATTTATCATGTGTTCCATTATTGATTTAGGAGTGTTTATCATTTCTCCACCACATTCTATTAATGCTAAATTGCATACTAGTATTGATCTTGGATTCAATCTATCAGGCACTTCCAGACCGTTTGTTGTAGATGTCATTGGATTAATCTCCTGCTAGGGATACATTCTTTTCTTTTTCTAAATCCATATTTTGAAGCACCACACCACTTACAAATAACATGAAATCCTACTACTTCAAATTCATGTTGTTTGTAATTACTCTTTGGTTTGCTTGTCATCGGGAGAAAGTCACCATTAATTGTGCGGATTTACCTAACTCTAAAACCTTATTCATTGTCCAACATCCAGCAGTTTTCTCATGGTTTCTTTCTTCTGGATCTTCGTGATGATAACACTTTGTTTTATGAACAGGTACGGATATACAATGTAATTCGTCACAATCATTTGCTATCTGTAGGTTTCTTTTCTTATAAGATTGCCATGTTTCATAATCAGGTTTGTAAACGAGAGTCTCAAATCCTAATGACTTGGCAACATCTAAAGCGATGGTATCAACGCCTTTAGCACCACCAGAAATTATTATCTCATTTCCAGTGTAACGACTGTTCAAAATTAAGCCTATGAACTGTCTAACATCCCTTTCTTCATTATCTGTCATATTGACACTTGTACCAACAAAAGCAATCTTCCTATTACTTGATGACGGCTGTGTCATTGGAGTAAGATACCTCGTTCATAAATAGCATCGTTTAAGTTTAATTTCCTTGAATGGAATACTTGTGGTTTACCTCTACCATCTGTTAGATTTAATTGAAGTCTAAAGTAACTTCCATCCTCGATTACATTTACATCTTCTAATTCATATTGACCATCAAAATCGCCCATTATCCAAATTGCTTCATCTAAAGGTGAAGGTTCATTATGAAGATGGTTTCTTGATCCATCAGGCATAGCAATACAAACTTCATAGCCTTTCTGATTCTTTTGTAAGTAGAGATTACTTGAATCTAGTTTCATTACTTGCTCTCCATCTGGTTATCGAAGTCTTTGATATGTAATCGAAACATAGCGAAAGCACATATTACAAGAATAGAAGGTAAGACGGTCATAACAAATTGTATTTGTTGAGGCATTACGTCATTTAATTGATGATTATATTTTAAACAAAGTTGTTTAAACTCATCTAAAGATTTAGCTTCATCATGTATTGGAGATTTCTGCCAATCTTCAATAGTAATACTATTACATGATAAGTCTGTATTTGGATTCATAAATTTAATAATAGACGGGCTTACTTCATACATTCCAAAAGCAGTTCCTATGCAAACTAGAATACCGACTACAATAGCTTTAAAGTTTAATTTATGAACTAAACTCAATTACTTGCACCTCGGGATGTCATTGGGTCTCAATCTTCCTTAACTCAAGCTTGGGTTTCTCTTTACTACCCACAACTTCAAAATCATTTAGCATTGGTGTATTACCTGATTCAATCTGTTTGACAAGCTGATCTCCTAATGTAACTGACTCGCCACTTGGAAGCTTCATAACTATGTGAGCCATGAATATCTCTTCAATGGAATACATCTCTGCTTCTTTTGCAGACAGTAAAGCTTTGAGATAATGGTAAAAATATCTGTAAGACCTAGCTTCGTCATATTCTTTTGAATACCTTGAACCTTTCTCTATGAATGGTATTTTGATTTTAATCATCAATGATACATCATTGTCTTTTCTTATTATAAATTCAAAATAGGATTTGTCACCACCTTGTTGAGTTAGTCGTTTCTCTTGTATGCCAAATTTAGCAAGAAGCTTGTTTACATCTATCATGGTCTTAACCGAATCAACTACAGTTCCTTTGTAAAGAGATGTCTTTGGTATCAATTTATTACTCCGTACCTTCTCAATATTCTAGAACATTCGAAATAGACATCATAAAAGACCTTGCAATACTCAGAACCCTTTAGGAAATTGACTATTGTCATATAATCACAAAACTCTTTCATAATGATTAATTTTGCCAAGAGTTCTTGATTACAAGATAACTTGCTAGTCATCGGACTTCTGTTCCTCTGCAATCAAGGCAAGTATTCTAGTATGGGTTTTCATTATGTGATCTTCAACCACATCACAGTCTTTATCCATAAATTTTAAACAAATCATGCAAGTGTGATATTGACCATCATTAACTACTTGTTGCATTGCTACGCCCTTCATTGATATTTCCATCATGGCATAGGAACTCCAATCTGTTTAGCAAACCTATTGTTCTTGAACGAAATTCTCCATCCATTTCGTAATGTAATAGAGAAACCACAAAGTTTCTTTTCTATGAGTTTATCAGATATATCCATAAGTTCTGCAACCAAAGGAGGCTCTTTTTTTCTATCCTCATCAGTGAGATTAATTGGTTCTACGACCTTCTGATTCCGCTTAGATGGGGATGTCGTCAAAGCTTTCTCTCCGTTATTTCATTATCTGGATAACCATCATTTTTATATTCTTTATATGTACTACCAAAATATTCTTCGTCTACTTTAACGCCTAACCTCTGTCTAAGTAATTGAATAGGGAAATAAAATTCATTATCACCTGAGAGGTCTGACCAATAACTTTGTATAATATCTAAAAGTTCTTGATTGGTTTTAAGTTTAGTTTCATCCCATAGTTTCTGATCTCTTGTAGCCCAAAACTTCTTTCCTTCTAGACGTAATTCCTCGGAAGTCATTTGGAGATCATTTCCCTTGGAGTATGAAAGACTTTATCACATAAGCAACAATAGATAATTCCTACAACTGGAACAAATGATTTTCCGTATGCTTGACCTAACTGTGTCGCTGGTCTTTTGCATTGCGGACATTTGATTAATGACTCTGCCATAGAGAAGTGTACGGGAACGTACGTTATATAGTTATTGCCTTCATGCCTATTACGAATGACACCAAGCAAGTTATATAGTACGCTAACGTACGGATTAGTACAATGAAAGAAGAATCAATAGTTAGACCAGAGATCAAGTGCAATACAATAGAACGATTAAAAACTCATGGCGAGTTTGCACCAAACACTTCTATCGATTGGATGATTAATTTTGTATTAGACAAGTTGGAGAAAAAGAGATAATGCAAACTGCACAAGACCGAATTACCGAGCTAACAACCCGTCAGGTTTTCTATGGCTCATCTCTAGTAATCAAACTAAACGCTGTAAATGGGAAGTTCAATTATAAAGTTTACACATGGATTGACCAAGGAAATATTGATAACAAAAGTCTGATTGCAATTACAAAGAGAGGTTAACGGGTTGAATAGATTTATACCAGTATTATTCTTAGGAATATTCTGTATTGGTCTAGGCTTATGGATGACTTTATCAAATCATTCCTATGATTGTAAAACACTACCTCAAGGATATTGGAATAGTAAATGTAATGAATTTAATATAGAAAGTTCTGGTTTAAACTTACTTTCAATAGGTTTAGGAATCTTTACAATAGTGATATATTTCAAACTTCTAAAGACAGAAGGACTCGATAACGCTTACTCTAAGAGGTCTATAAGTTGAATACAAATATTTCTATGAGAAGAAAACTAAACCCAATAGCATTATTATTTATCACTTTTGTTTCTTTTTGTACTTGGGCTTTATGTTATTTCATCATAACACCAAATCAAAAAGATAATCAATTCTTCAATGTATATCCAAATGAAGGTTCTATAGTTCCTATTATTACTGCGATCATAATATGGGGAGTTTTATTTTATAAATGGTTATTACATCTTAAAGAATCCAATGACACTACAGATAAGGAGTATAGAAAATAATGAATGGTTTATTTGGCTTTTTTATATTTGTCTTTCTTCCATGTCTAGGAATATTTATCTTTACACAAAGAGAAACAATTTGGGAGTTAATTAAACCAATAAAACATTCAGAAGATATGACAGATAAGGAGTCGACAAGCTAATGGATGCATTAGGGAAAAGACGAGAGCCAATAGAAGCAAGTCCACCAGATTATCGTTTATGGGCTTTTGTAATCATTTCATTTGCTATTATGTCAGGTGCAGTAGTATACATATCATGGGCTTCTGGTGAAGATGCAAAAGAAAATTCAGTAGAAACAAATTACATTAAAAATATGAACTGTGACCAGTTGTATAGTGAAGAGATGAAACAAATTAATAATTATGTTGTAAACAACACATCATTTCATATAGTTAGAGATAAGTTTCATAGTCAATGTGTATCTTTAACATTCAAAGATTCAGAACCAACAGAAGCACAACAAGATAGTTATTTTCTATCTTTATCATGCCCATCATTACAAAGTTATATTGCTGATCAGAAAATTTACTATGAACAAGCTATAGTTGATTATAAGGTGATTTGTAAACAATGACTTCCGATTACCTTCAATTTAACATGTTTACAAGTCATTCAATGACCTATGGGCGAAAGCCGAATATTATCATATTTCATGAACGTAGCGAGAATGACAAGCTTCTAGTCACGTCTAAGAGACAAAACCTTTTCTAGAACCTTTATATAATTATAACCATGCCTGATGATTTTAGTAAGCCTCCACCTAATAGAACCGCAGAGCAAAACGCAGCTAAACAAGGTGCGCAATTATCAGCACAACAACAAGCACAAAGGCAACAACAGATAAAGTCACAAGATGTAACTAAAACAAGAGAGCAAGCACCCGGTGCTATTCAATCAGGATCAGAACAAGAAACTTTTGTTAGACAAGAAGCAGCTAAAGCAGAACAACAAAAAATGGTAGAAGGTGGATATGGAAAAGGTGCTACCAAAGATCAATATGCAGGAGCTAGGGAAGCAGCTCTTAAAGCTGGTTCGTTTAGTTATTCAACGCAGACACCAGCAAGCTTACCAAGTACAATAAACAAGGAAGGAAAAACAACAGTTAGAAACCAAGACCTTTACAAAGGCGCACCAATACAAATTCAAAAACCAAAAGAAGAAACCGTAACCATATCAACGCCAAAAGGATCAAGAACAGTAACAGGTGAACAAGCTCTCATATCAAGATTGAAAACAAATTATGCAAGTGCAACACCACCGCAACAAAAACAATCATCATCAACACAAAAGACACAAGGCACACCACAATCAAATCAAATCAATTCCATTCTAAGACAGAATTTATCCAACAAAGAAGGACAAGCAGCTAGTGATATTTCAGGCAAGACAGAACCAGAAGCAGTTCCATTTTTATCTTTAAAATCTCCAATTAAAGTATCTGTTGTTCCTGTAAAAGCTGGTGAAACATTCAAGACAAGAGGAAGAGGTGCTTCTGGTGCAAAAACAGGTCAAAAGGTACAAATTATTATTCCAGAACAACAAGGAACAAAAGAAATTCCTGCTACATCAATAATAGATGTTTTACAATTTGCACCAATAGGAGGAATAGGTTTAGGTGGAGCTAGAGCAGCTTTGAGAGGAACAGGATCAATAGTTGGTACAATAAAATCTACACCAGAAGTTTTCAAAACTGGTCAAGGATTGGAAAGAGTTTCAAGTCAAGCTATCACAGTACCAAAAGGAGTAAAGCCACCAGAAGAAACCCTATTAGGTAAAGTTCAAGCTGCCTTTTCTAAACCACAACCTAAAGCAGAAACAAAACCACCTCAACAATTTACTAGTACCGAGATATCATTAGGAAGAGGAACAGGTAAAGAACCAGAAGGTAAAGGTGGCGTATTATCTGGAAAGGGAACAGGTGGAGGAACTAAACCAAGTGGAGGAACACCAAAAGAAACCACGTCAAGATCAGGTCAAGTATTACAACAGATAGAAAAGGAAAAAGAACCAAAGACTACAACCAAGACTACAACCAAAACAGAACAAATCAATAAAGCTATAACAAGAGAAAAAGAACCTACAACCACAAAAGCTAGATCCAAAGTAAAACCAGAAACAACAGAAGAACAAATCCCTATATTACTAACAAGACCACCTAGCACTAGAACAACACCAAAAGAAACAAGACGTAATCCACTTGTTCCAGTTATACCAATATCAGTTCCAGCACCACCACAACCAAAGACAAAACCAAAGGAAGAGGAAAGATTAGGAATTGTAGATCTATTACAAACACAAAAAAATATACAAACACCAAAGCAAGGAACAGAACAAACAACAATCTTTGATACATTACAAACTCAAGTAACAAGACAAACACCAAAGCAGACACAAGAACCAATAACATTTTCTGATCTAGTTTATACAGAAAAAGGAGGTGGAGAAACACCAAAGGCAGGCGCAGAGTTTGGAGGGCTTGGTGGAAATCCTGGATTGATAGGTAAAGTATCTAGTGGAGGATCAAAGAAAAATTATCTAGGCAATGTTCCAATAGATGATATCATAGGAATAGGAAAACAGGAAGAATTAACTTACAAAGAATCAACAATCAAAACAAGATCACAGGCAGAAGAAAGGAGAGCTTCATCAGGTAGTTTTGTAGGATCTCCACAAAAAGGGAAGGTTAAATTCTTTTGAAATTCCAAGAAAACAAGATAAATCTAGGCAAAGGAAAGCTTACTATAATAAAAGATAAATCAATGGTAGATAGAATAGCTGTAAGCAAACATTCCTAACATAACCAAAGAACCTACAACTGCAATACCAATTCTAATCTTTAAATCACGATTCATTTCTAACCAGTAAGATCCGAGTAATCCCTTTTATCTTTTTTACCTACTGCACTATCCATAACCGAACTAGCTCTATCATACGAATGCCTAGAATCTTTTTTCTTACGTGGTCTTTCTTGATGCATTGGAGATCCCTCAGAACCAACAACAGATCTTAAAATCTTCCAACCATCAAGACCTTTCTTCTTGGTTACTTCTTTTGCTTCTGCAATATCTTTCATCAATAAAGCTCTGTCTCTTTCTAGTTTTAATTGTTCAATCTCTTCCTTTGTAGCTGGAGCTAAAGTATTCTTGTTACGTTTCTCATCACGCCACTTTTCAATTCTGCCTGATATAATACCGCGATAAACCTTAACAGGAGTATCTAGTTTCTTCAAACATAACATGCATCTTTCAAATCCCGGTTCTTTTGGAAGCTCTTTACATTGTTTACACAAATCTTCTTTTGGTATATTATTCATTGTGATAACAAACCCGTGTGCGTTATTCTTTCTTTTTGTGTACATTCTTCACACCAAAATTTTAAACTTTCTATACCACAATTCCAACATTTCATTATCTCTAATAAAAGACTAGAACTTAATAAAGTATGTATGTATCATATATCACACAACAATTCTTAAATAGTACAATCTTATAGAACAGTATATCATGGAGTATGGAACGATAATAGTTTTATTCTTAGGTATTTCAATAATGATCCTTCCTTCAATTTATACTGAATTACTTCCATGTTCAAACATACTAAACATGAATCAGGAACAGGCAAATTATTATCTCAAAACAAATCCACAATACAAAACAACAGTAGAAGCTTATTTAGATTGTAGCGGTTCATATACATATATTCCCATAAGTGGATTCGTAGGAGGAATTTTATTTATAGTGTTTGCTATGTTTACTCCATATCTAAAATCAAATCAAAACATCAAATGCTTCCAATGTAAAGTAATTCACGATAAGGAAGAAGGAACAGATTATAACGGTAACTGGTTATGCAAAGATTGCTTGAAGGAATTAACATATGACAAATAAGAAACCTAGATATTGCAAGTGTGGACATCTATCACATCCAACACATGACACACCTAAATCATTTTTAGGATTTAAATATCAAGCTAGAAGGGGATGCAACGGAATAAGAAAGATAAATGAAACTACATCTATACCATGCGAATGTAAAAGATTCTTACTTGAAAGTTATCCTACAAAATATGATAGAATAAGTACATATGTGCTACTTGGATTTGGTATATTTGCCATAGGAATATTTCTATTTACAGCTTACGGAACATCTACAATATTAGAGTGTAAAGATCCAACATGTATAAAAATATTAGAAGAAAAAACTTTTACAGAAGGGCAAGCTTTATCGTTTGCCTTTCTGGCTTTTCTATTGATTAGTGTCTGGCTTTTTAATTTGTTCTCAGGAGTTATCTTTGATCATAGATACATGTGTAAGAGAGAGAAACGAGATCATCAGGAATAAACACTAGACAAATATTTAATTATTAGGTATTCTAACGTAGAATTAACCAACCATTGAAATTACTGGTAAGAGTGATCCCCCTCACTTTTACCAGTAGTTGTTTGTAACATTTCATAACACAATAATTCTTTTATAGCTCAATGTTTTAACAGTCTTTACAAATGAAGGGGGAAAATAACTTTGATTAAAAACAGAAACTATGATCCAAAATTATTCATAGTAAGCAGACACACAGTTGATGTGGCTTTGCTTCCCGGTGTGGGAAGATTTTGTAAATGTGGTTGTGGAAATAAAATCGATTCAAGACGAGTAACAAGAATAAGAAACGGTAAAGCTATATCATACATATTAAAACCAGATCCAGATCAAGTATTTTTTAGAAAGAATTGCAAATTTAAATATTATAATATGATTAATTCACACAAATCTAAATCTAGTCTTAGTTGTCTGATCAGTCTAAAAGTAATTAATGACATAATACCTTACAGAGTTTTAACATTATACATATCAAAGAATTCTAAAGAGAATTACAAGATAACACCAGAACATAAGGAACTATGGAATACATTAGAAAAGCTTTCCAGATATTCCTATCAACAAACACCATTAAGAACACATGTGATGATCAACCAATGAGAAAGGAAAGATTATGTTAGTTCAGCAAAGACCATCATGGACATGCAAGAATCCAAGATGTACAGAACAAATAGAATTTGGGAGTTATTGTCCAGCTTGTATCAAGTTAGTTATTGGTAAAAAACTACCTGATAGTATAATATGTAAAAAGTGTAGTAAAGAAGTCAAAGTAAGAAACCTTACTAATGATTTAAAAAGGAAGAAACAATATTGTGATGATTGTTATAAAATACTAAATAGAGCAAGAGCTTTAATACATTACTATGATATAAAAAGAAAAACGAATCTTAACAGTTTCTTAAAGGGGAATGTATGAAAATTACAAAACATAGCTCAACATTCGTAATAACTGCTTTGACATATGCTAAAATGAAACGCAATAGTGCTACATTCCCTAACTGTTATTATTGTATTATAAAACTAGAAATTGGTGATTTAATACATAGCAAGCCAGGAGAAAGTAAACGTCATTATTACCATAAAAAATGTGCGGAAATGGTTCATCTGATATGAATAAACAAGTTCTCAAATGTGGTCATACAGAAAAGGATCATGAAAAAATAAAGTGTAGAGGTATAAGAACAAAGCTAGATAGAATAAACGAAGAGAAACCATTAACAGTAAAAAACAGATGGAATCAATTAACCATATCTTTACCAAGAATAGATGATAAGAAAAGATGGGCAGGCTACGCAGGGATAACAGGCATTTCTAAAAAGATAGCTGCCATAATTCCAAAATCAAAAATATATGTTGAACCGTTTGCAGGCACGGTCAAAGTAATGCAAGAATTAAGAAAGATAGATAAGAGCTTTGCATTTGCTATATTAAATGATACGTCGGATTTTGTTTGTAATTGGTTATCAACTAACTTTGATGATGCTAGAATATCAGTCACCAATGAAGACTTTGCAGACTGTATTAAAAATAATGATTCTAAAGACACCTTCTTTCTAATAGATCAACCTTGGAATCGTTCTCTTTATGATCAAATGTACAGCTCTTTTAATAGAGTATCAGTGGCAGCTTATGATAATGAAGTAATAGAGATATGCCAAAAGATAAAAGGCAAGTTCATTATAACAACCAGAAAAGAAAACGAGAGGATGTTTAAATCAGGTTTCAATAATTATTTAATAAAAAGTGATTATGTTTTATCTGGTCATTATCCTAAAGTATTACTAACGACAAATATGAAACTGAGGGGATTAGATATTGCCAAGAGGTAATACGGTTTCAGAGGTTATTACACAAATCTGTAAGGAGTGCGGAAAACAATTTTTTAACAATGGAAGAAACGCACAAAAGATCAAATGGTTTTGTTCTAGCTATTGCTGTTCTAAATATTGGAATCGTATTTGGAGGTTGAAGAAATGAGTGGTGCAAGATTAACATATTATGATCCTGATCTGAAATACACTACTAATTGTTTTCAAGGCAGACATAAAAAATGTCATGGGAATTTTGGAAGGTGTGAATGTGAATGCCATAAGAGGTATAATAATGATAATCAATAACAAGAAAAAACATTATGCAGACAAGCTAGTTACTCCATCATATCTGTTTAATCTATCTCAAAAGAAATACAATATTAAATGTAATATTGATGTAGCTGCCGATGCAAAAAATACAAAATGTAAAAGATTTATTGATAGAAAAAAGGACTATCTTAAGCAATTTGATTTTAAACGAACTGATATTCTATGGGGAAATTTCCCACATTCAAAGCAAAAAGAATTTGTAATACATACAGTCAAAGTATGCAAGAAAAACAAATGCAGAGCATTATTATTATTACCTATTAATGTTCTAACTTCAGCTTATGCTATAAAATATTTATTACCTGTTATCAAATTTACAAAGAAGATGATAATTCCTGGAAGGCATAAATTTCTATCTCCAAGATCACTAAAAATATCTAAACAACCTTCTGTAAATGGATATGTATCTTGTTACATTCCAAATAGGAGATCAAAACAATGATAAGTAATTTTATAATCGGAATAGGATTATGTATCATAGGATTCTCAGGTGTCATATTTGGATATTATGAACATCTAAAGGAAATTCTTAAAACAATGAAAGAGGAAAGGGATAGATTTGAAAAGTAAAGCTTGCAAGAATCATATTCACACAGAATGTATGGATAAGAATTGTGATTGTGACTGTCATGGTTACAAATCAAATCATCATATGGAGATAGCAGCTTGAACAGATTTGTAAACGAAGCAAGAAAGAAAACAGAAAGAAATTTTGATGCGCCAAAGCTAGATTATATACAAATTAATTCTGGTATTAAATGGTATAAGACATTAAATTCCTATGACGGTTTAGAAGCCTGGTTGGAGTGGTATTAATGACATCACACCTTAATGGAGATGAAATAAAAAGAATTAGAACAGAGCTTAGAGAAAAGCATGGCGAAGTATGTACTAGATGTAGTAAGACTCCAAGAGATCTAAATGTACCTAATCTAGAATGTCATGAAGTAAAATATGAAAGACCTTTGAGAATAGAAAACTTTGCTTTTCTATGTCATGGATGTAATAGACTAAAAGAACTAAGAAAAAATGAAATAATGAATAGAGAGCTATCTGCTTCACACAAGAAAAATATTGAATCAAAACCATTATTTGAAAGATGGTTAAGAACCACTTTACAAGAAAATAATCATCATTATCTAATGAGTGAAGTAATAGCTAGCGGATCATATGTATCTGATTGTAACGTAATGACGGTTAAAAGATGGTTAGAATCTCTCACTTCACGAGCTGCACCTTATTGCATAGCACCTAATGAGTATGGTCGTATGCATGTATGGGAAAGAGAATTTGTACCATCAAAAGAAGATCTAATTTAAAAAGTCGAGTAGAATCTACTCGATTGTGTGTGTACACCTACACCTTTTGTTCCATTCCTAGACAAGAAACTAAATATTTCCACTAGGTAGAGTAGAATTTAAAAAATCGAGTAGATTACATTCGATTGTGTGTGTATGTGTGTGTTTAAAAAAAGCACACACAGACAAAAGAGTACGGTAACAATTACAGTACAATATAAAGATACACAAATGTTTCCAGTCTAGGCATGAAAACTTTAAAGCATATCAGATACAAAATTATATCATGGATAATTGTTACATATGTAATGACCAGGCACATCTAAAATGTAATGTATGTAATAGTAAAGTATGCAAAGAACATTACTTGTTTCATGGAACAAAGTGTATCGTTTATACGACTACAAAATTTGAACGCACCAGGTAATCTGTATCATTCCATGACATACAAGTATCTATTAGCTGGTGGATATTATAGAATACCATGAGTAATAAAAAGCTCTCTTATTATCAAAGGCACAGAGATTGGGTATTGATAGGATTGATGTGTTTAGCCTTACCATCGATATTTGATATTTCAACTAATTACATTCCACTTTATATTAAAATTCCCATGTCAATAATTGGTATTTTTAGCATGGTATATTTCTTCAAAGATGATAACAAAGAGGGTTCTAAACAATGAATGTATTTATACTAGAAGCATTTGCAATAATGATTCTAACTGCATTTGGATTTTATTTCTTTACTGGTAGACTATCATTTGGTAGAGATACAAAGAATTGTTTTAATTGTGACAAACCATTAGAAAATAAGAAAGCTAGACTGTGTAATGCCTGTTATAATAGGAATCTTGATCTGTTACCTAAGGGATGGAGTAACACAAAATGAAAATAAAGCTACGCAACTCTACAGAGATAGAAATGTGGTTTGATGGTAAGAAAAGGAACATGCAAGAAAAGGATATAATAACTTCTATCTTGGTACTTCGTGCCTTAGTTGAAATAGAAGATGATACAAAAACAAAGGTGAGGATTGTAAAGATATGAATATTATTCTAAAATTAATCAATTACATTGATTCAAAGAAAGAATCTAATCCAAAGCTATTCAAATTTCTTTTAATATGTTTATGGTTAGTTGCACCAGCTGAGATGTTATGTATAAGATTGGGATGGTTTGGATTTAAGAAATTGCAAAAGAAATTCTATTTTAACTCAACATTAGAGAAATTGAAATGAAAAAAGATACTAAAGTTAGAATACAATTAACTTGTTTGATGTTTGGAATTTCTATTTTATGTATATTATTAATCAACTTATTTTTAATACCAACCTTAGAAACAGGATGTAATATAACAGAAAAAGATTTCAAAGGTTCACAATTAGATAAATCTGGTTGGACATTAGAAAAAACTATTAAAGTATGCAAAGATAACACTAATGGTTTTAGATATTTTTCATTATGCTTTTTATTACCAGCAATAATTGCTTCAATCGATAATATAACTAGGATCTATAAACAATAACCATATCATTAAACCCTTAAATAGTTCTAGTAGATTTATATCATATAATGAGATACCGTTCCCAAAGTCAGATCATTCAATCAATCCTAGAAACAGCTCTTACACCAGTTTCTAAAACTAGAATCATGTACAAGGCTTATCTATCATATACACAGGTAACAAATTATCTTACTCTATTGGTAAAATCTGGTCTGTTAAAAGAAAACAAGACTAATCATTTTGAAGCAACAGACAAGGCAAAAGAATTTATCAAATACGCCAAAGCAATCCAAGAATTAACAGAATAAATTATTTCTTATTCCAGTTACTTTTAATATACGGATCTGTTGGTTGTACACAATGATGTCTTAAACAATCACCAAAACCACTACCACCTAATGAATGTGTTCTGGTATAATTACTATAGTGCCATGACGCAAAAGGATTATTCATAGAGAAGGGTTTCAGATGTGTAACAATTTTAAATATATCATTATAGTTTGTAGATTTACATCCATTCTCTAAGTAATTAACAGTATCATTTATCAATGCAACATCAGGAGCTACCAAAGCATAACTACAATTAGATACAAACCTATTATGATGTTCTATTCTTATTCCATTACTGGAAATTTCATCAGGATTTATCCAGGTAAAGTTTTGTGATTGAATTATAATCATCTTGGAACGTATCTCAAAATCAGGATTTGGATCTACCATAACAACAAATGGATGCATATTAAACTTGTAATGATTTGAAACCCTAGCGTCTGCACGATGCAAATAAGGTTTTTCGATCCACAAACCAGCAAACAAGGGATTTGTATTATCTAGAAATGTAATCTGATCATAAGTAATACATTTATTTGGAATATGATTCTTTAGCATTATCATACATGCTTGAGAATTTTGAATCCCTATCAATGGACTAGAACTTGCAAAGCTGGAACTGTTAGAATTGCCTGCTTGATTTTGATTAAATCCACCAGAAGCAGATACATCATTAAAAGCAAATGCGCCTATCAAAAGAAGAGACAATACAAAAAGTAATGGTCTGGATTTGTGCGCTTTCTCTTGATAGGTCACAATCAACCTTTTATAGTATATGGTTATAAACAATACTATCCAATGCCTTACAAGTTCAAAGACACTGAGAACGCAAAGATACCAATGAAAAGGCTTTGGTTATTCCTGTGTGGGTTAAGCTTGTTCCTGTCAGGATTTGATATTATTTATGGAAAATATACTATGTATGATCTAGGAGCTATACCCATGTCTGTATTTGGAATTTGGGCTTTACAATTTCATGGATGGTACAAGATAGAAAGATACTTGATGGAATGGAAAATGAAACGTAGATCAAAGTTTGATTACTATCATACCTAATCAACTTCTTTAGATAGTGCTTCTGCTTCTGCTTCATCATAATTACGTGTACCTTCTTTACCAAGATCTAGATAATCTATTGTTTGTGCAAATCTGTTATTTCCTTTGTGTCCTAGCCTTGCAGATACAGAACCAATATCCGCTTTGATACCTGATAAAGTACCATAGTACATATCCTTCCCTCTAGACTTTCTCATAGCATGAGTAACAGTTTTTTGTTTAGTAACAGAAGTAGGAGTATTGAAAGCTAAGATATTTAATTTCTTGCCTAACCTCTTACACCAATCATAGACTATTGCATAATTCATACCGGGAAATAACGCACCTGACTTATCTTTCAAATACTCTTTGAGTTCTGGAATAAAGATTTTAGGCACAAGTCTTTGATCATTATCTTCTGTTTTGGTCTTACCTAAATAACAAATACCTAATACCAAATCAAAGCTATCCATAGTAAGTTTCAATGTTTCATTTATTCGTAAAGCCAACCAGTAAGTTATCTTGAACATCATAATAACATCAGAGTCTTTCCACTTTCGTATCTTTAAGCTAGGTATTACATCCAACATTTGTATGAACTTTGTATAAGGAATCCAAGAAGATGTCTCTTTATTCTGCCAAGTCTCATCATGCTTCATTTAATTTTAACTTGTGATATGTTCTACTTAAGGTTTTAGGTTTTAGTTTGATTAGAAGCTATTCTATGCCTATTCCTTAGCTACTATTGTTACAAGATAACATACATGAAAAGCTACATTCTCTTACCTACATCGGCAACCTTATAATATATAACGTTATACAGGAATTGATTGAAATGGTCACACCAGCATTAATTGATCTAAACATCCTTGCATTGAAACATCTTGATAGAGCTTACTTTGCATTATATCATCAAGACTATGACGCATGTACAGCTTCATTACATTCTGTTAATGCAGCTCTCAAGGATGGTTATAGAGTAGAGTTCAATACAGACAAGTATAGAGCTGCTACAGAACATCCTACACTAATATACTGTAAGCCTTGCGGTACTAAATTCAATAAGGATGATATCAAGATGTGGAATATGTTATTACCATTAGCACAACAGATAGGTTCAGGTAGTACACATACTAAGGTATGGACATGCCATGAATGTAAAGCTACTAACATTTTATCAGAATCAAAGATAGAGAAACAAATTCTAGAAGAACCATTCTTCCTAAAGATTGTTCCATATCCACCTTCTAGAAAACAGAACTTATCAGACCGTACAACTTATCATATTAAATACAAAGCTTGGTTTGGCATGGCAGTATCAGAACTAACAAGACAGATATCACAGTTAAGATGGGATAATCATAGACCGGGTGATGAACAAGGAATGGATCAAATTCAAGAACAGATACTAGCTACACTGGATAGCAAATATTAGAAATGGTATTTAGTTACGAATGTTCTACAAGTGAGCATGAATTTTGTAGGATGCCAAATTGTATTTGTTCATGTCATAAGAGGTTTAGAGGTCAATGCCAATAGAGCAAAAAGTTATTACAATAGGTGGTCAGAAGGAAGAGTTCTTCAAACCCATTACTACCAAATGGAAGGGCATAGAGATGATACGCAATCAAACACCAAAGACAGCTATACATTCTATAGCTCAATATGCAAAAAGATTAGACTATGTTAAGATAGGTATAGTAGGAGATCCGCACACAGGAAAAACAACACTAGCTAAATTTCTTGCTCATTTCTTACATTTGATGTGCTTGGATCTTTTAGGTATCACATATGTAGTAAAGATATTTACAAGAGATGAATTACTTAGTTTTAAGAAAACAATAGAAGCACTACCAGCAGCTAACTATATCTTCATATTTGATGATGTATCATGGATTGAGAAGGAAGGAACACCACAACAGATTAACGAATTGAAAGCTGGTGAATCAATGATACGTCACTTCAAAGATAAGAAGGATGTTAAAATCATACAGATAGATAACTACCATTACACAAAGGCGGAAAACAAATATTTGAGACAATCTCATTTTAAGATATTTACTGCTATTGGATCAGAAGAGGAAGATAACATTAATTCAATTACAAAAAACTCTAATCCATTTATTATATCACAATTCGCAAAACTACAAACAGAGATGTATTCACAAGGAACATTTACTTTTCTAATTGGAAAGAACAGACGAAACTTTACTATGAGATACAGAGATCCATTTATCCCTGTTTTATTTTGGGATGGAAGATCATTAAGATTTATTGTAACACCTGAACGTGAATGGATGGATAGAGGGTGCGCGATCTGTTCTATGGCAGAAGGAGCTAAAGACGAGAATTTTAGCTTGGACAAGTTCAAACAAGATCTGGATGCAAGATATGGTGAAATCATAGCAAAGAACGCAATTAAGATAAAAATGAAGGAACTTGGATTAAACACCTATAGACCAGAACTTACAAGAGCTGTAAACAAGATATCTAAAACCATGACAGAACAAAATTTTGATTTATTAGCATTAGGTCAAATTTACGGATTAAAGCTTACTCCACCACCTAAAAGAATCAAGCTAGATAAATTAATAGAGCAAGAGAAAGATAAAAATAAAAACCTAGATTCATTTTCAGATAAAAACATAGTACAAGTTATTCCTTGGGAAGATGAGGAAAGAGAAAAACCAGAGGTAATACAACAATGATCGGAACTTGTAACTTTATAGATGATAATGATAACAGATGCAACAAGACATATAATTTACAAGGAATTATCTTTTTGAATCCAGAAACACCAAGCATCATAGAAAGAATAGATTTATGCAAATTACATTATGGAATGATTACAGATGATCACACACAAAGAGTAAGAGCTTTCCAAATGGCATTAAAAAACACAATATCAGAAAATCAAAAGAGAAAGCAAATAGCTAGAGCAAATGATACATTTTATGAGGAAAGTTTAATGTTAAGAAAGATAGCTGATCTAAGAGAACTATTATCTTCAATCAATGTTTCAGAATGTAAAAATTATCTTTGTATGGCTAACATATCCAAGATAGATCAATACAAAAAGATTTATACAGTCATAACACTAAAACCAAGTAACAAGGTACAATACAAGTTTTATTTTTGTTCTTTGAGATGTTTTAATATTTTCAAAGCTAGATGTGGCATATTACAACCTATACAACATGGACAAATGATCTTAAATGGTTAACAAGAATTTAATGAGACGTCGTATCATCTGCCCCGACGGACATGAAATTATAACACGTAAGACTACGGATATCCAGTGTAGAAAGTGCGCATTAAAAGGTCATGGTAAAAGATTTACAATCAAGGCAAAGACAGACAAAATCCTAGCAGACGTACACAAAAGCATGTTTAACAACAAGATACAGACATAGCCTAATATACTAGTACAATCCTCTATATGTTGTTATGTGGATGCCTGATTGGGTAACTTGGCTTCAAGTTAGTGTAGCAATGGGTGGCTTGTTCATTGCTGGCTATTTCGCAAAAAAGAAACAAGCTGCAAAAAGATACAAAGAGCTTCAAAAACTCAAAGCGGATGCAGAAGAGCAAGGCAGACGTAAAGCAGAAGAGGAATTGAGAAAAAAAGGTCAGACACCAAGCCCTGACACTACGAAGCTCTAGTATCAAATCTTTTTTTTAAAAGTTTAAATTTAAGGAATTAATTATAGTTATCACTGGTTGGTTGATACGTCAACCTTCTGAGCAAAGGAACTAAACCAACCGAGCTATTTCTTCTTTATGATGAAATTTAATGAAAAGACACAACCTTAAATAATACAGAATGTAAAATTGAAACATGCACGAATTCGGCAAAAAAGTTCTAGACCATATAGGAACATCTCATCACACAGAACATGAGCTCAATGAAACTGAGGGCTTTCATCACGAAGGCTTAGGTGAATTTGAAAAAAGAGCATTAGACACAAAGAAACATCACAACGAAGAAAGCTTCTAGAACAAAATGCATAAACGAGCAAACAAACTAAAAGATGAAATTGGTTCTAATCAATGGACTGAGAACGCAGAACATTCTATAGAAGAAAAAGTTTACAAAGAAAGATATCCTGACAGAGATTGATTAGACCAACCAAAATTATTTTATTTGAATACTTTACTTCTGATAATTTAAAATTTAGAAGATTAATTATATTTTCTAAGAATTAGCTTGTTGATCTGCTTTCTTGCCGATAATTCCGTCTAAGATACCTTTAGATAATTCTTGTTTGACATTGAACTGTCTTTCTGTCTTTGCTTTAGCTAACAATGTTAACAAAGTCATATGGTTATTATTTACATCCTTTACACTTTCAGAACTTTTCGCATCCATAGAATAATCAACAGATTCACAGAACATCATTCCCAATTTCACCAAAGGAGCTGCTCTATGAGCTGTCATATGATAACTTGCTGATTTGAAAAGATTACCAAGCTCTTCTCGATATTTTGCCAAAGATCCAAATTGATTAGATGCTATATGATGAGTTTGCCACCAACCACGCCTAGAATCAATAACTCTTTCTATTCTTGTCTTACCATCTTCTGTTTCAACTAGTCTTTCTGTTTTCCAAGATTCTAAAACTACATCTACTAAATCAGCTACAGATTTTTCCGATTCTTGCATGGTAGGCATTATTATATAGTAGAAATACACTAGAACATAAACCTTTATTATATATCTCATATAAAATAGAACACGTGGAAACAGTTCTATCCAAGAAAGAACACAATACATTAATCAAACAAAAAAACAGACAGTTAGATAGTATTCTAGGTGAACAATATAGAAGGGAAGCTCCACCGGGTATTTCATTTTCAGATTGGAAAAGACTTTGGAAGGAAGCTCAAAAAGAAAAACAAATGAAGATCCATTACACAGCATTTGAACCAATGCCAAAAGAATCATTGGAAGATTTTAAGAAACGTATTGCTGGATGTACTATTCTAATCCCTGTTGAGACTATAGAAGATTATAAGAAAAGAGTTAGTGCTACATTCAACCAACACCTTTTTAAATAACAATGTTCTGGTTTAATTCATATGGGTATTATAACACATAAGGATCTATTCACCCACAAATACATTACAGCTGAAATTAGAGATTCATCAGGAAGAATCCATTTCAGACATATCAAACATATGTTAGGTGATTACTGGTTGACATTCATCGATAAGGATCTTTATTGCTTCAAGGTACATGATGCAAGAATAGGAACATACAAAGAAACAGCTGCTAAATCAATTCGTATATTACATTATTCCACAAAACATTATCTACCAATTTCACCAGAATACAATAAAGAACTAGAAGAAGTTCTAAGATTAAATTCATTACCAAGAATGAATACAACAATGTTCGGAGCTTTCAAGATTCTATCTCAAAGAGAAAAGAAAGCTAGTGCTGGTATAGTACAAAACAATGACGGTACAACAACCATACAAGAGTTCAAAGGTTTTGAAACACATCTATTAAAAAACTTAGTTGAAGATGTAGCAGACAAACCAGAACAGTATAACCAACAAATGACAAACTTAAAAACATATTTTGACAACATGGCAGTATATCAAATCATTACACCAGTAAAAGACATTACAGAATTTATAGAAGATGATCTTATTGCAACAGATCCAAAGTTCTTAGGAGATGTAGTTAGATCTTGTATGTTACTTGACAAGGAACAAAAGAAAGTATTAAACACCAAGATAGATGCGAAAAAGAATTATCTTGTTATAGCTGCATTAATCTTAATTATTGGTGCAGTAGCTTTCATGGGTGTCTATCTAATATCTAACGGATCAGGAGCTAACCCATTTGCTTCTATCTTCCCACAGTTCAACACATCACCAAGCGCAACAGGTGGGGGTGGAACAACTGGTACTAATTATGCATGTGTACACATAGACGATGCTACCATATTCAGTAAATATCCATTACCAGAAGATCTAAACAAAGCTGTATCTGATGGAGATATCAAGCTATGCCAACTATCACCAAATGTGCAAAAGTTAGTAAAGAACTATACACCAACACATCATTAAGATATGTTCAACAAGAAACCAAAAGAACCATTAACAGAACAGGAAGAAAAGATAAAACAATGGAAAGCAAACAACTTAAAGATACATCGCAGAACTTTGTATTTTGTTATACTGGTTTCTTTTATAGGAATAGGTTTGTATCTAAAAGGAACAATAACAGCTGGTGATTATGTTGTAATGATCATCCCAATGTGGTTTTTATCAATCGTAATACTAATGGCAGGCATATCAAGACTAGGAAGATACACAACACAAATTTACATTGAATCTCTAAAATCAAAGGATGCTTAATGTTTGGTCTTAATGATGCACAAGAAGTTTATATAGGAATAGTAGTAGGCTTAGGAGTTCTTTATTTCTACTGGACTGTACGTAACATCAAGCGCAAAAAGAAGGCTAAGACTAATCATTGGAAAGAGAAAAAACTAGCAAAAAGACAAAAAGATAAAGTCTAGTGGAGTAGTATAAAAACAATGCTAGAACTTTTACACATGCAGCTAGTATTCTTACAAACCATTATAGTCAATCAAACAAATCCCTGTTTTCTTAATTATACATCAAACAACATTTGGCAAGATTGCGGTATGGGTAAAGATTATCTAGCTGCAATTACAATCGGCTTCCAATATGTAACAGGTGGATATTTCTCTCTAGTAATTGCATTTGTAATTATTCTATTCACGTACATAAAATATCACAAGCTCACATATACTTTATTTGTAGGCACGTTATTCATTCCTATTTCATACTTCGTATTCCCTACACAATTTCTTAATTTCGCTTTGATAATGGCTAGCTTTGGAATTGCAACACTAATTTATTATGTAATAGTATCACAGACAAATGAACAGTGATAAACGAAATACTAGGTTATAAGCTTTGGTCATATGACGGACATCGGCTTATATCTAAAATTGTTTTGATATAGTTTAAGATGCCAGAATCCAGCACAATCATGGGACTTGTGGGCGCATTTATCGCTATTGCGATCATGCTTAACATAGGTGTCCAGATCTTAGGTAACGTACAAACTGCGACAAACTGTTCTAACCTGCCGGGTAACGCAGGTACACACCAGACAACTTCTAACGCCACAGGATGGGCGCTACAATGTCTTAACCAGAACACCAACGCACAATCAGCATACACGCTATTAGGAGTAATTCTTATAGTTGTGGCAGCTGTAGCAATACTATTCGTGGTCAGACTTCTTTAAATTACATCCACCACACCACACCTTTTTTATATTATGATTGCTAGGAGTAGTGCTATAAACAATACGTGATCCAATTTGTCCATATTATACAATAGAGACAGGTACAGATAAGAACGAGTATGTAACATAACAAGACAAAACTTTATGTAATTCTATATCTAATTCAATCTATGACCTATGGAGAACCTTTAGAGTTCTTTAGAAAACTAGCCAAGACAAATCCAAAGAAAGGAGAACCATTTTACAAATGAGTATCTTTGATTTGTTGGTGGATGTAGCGGTAGCTAGTGCCATTATAAAAACTACAAAGAAGCTATCAGATGATACTAAAGAATCAGATAATTCCAAGTATGAAGCCTTAGGGGTGAAAGATTGAGTAGTCTTGTATTTCTTGGACTTTCTACAATCGTATTCATAATAACATACGGAATTGTATTTCTACTTGTTCCGCAAATACTAGGACACTTCTTTACTGTACTTGATTCATACAATCTTACCAGTACCATGTCATCTAGTTGGCAAGCAATTTATACACAAAATGAAAACACTACTAAATTTCTAGTACCGTTAATTCCTAGTATTGGAGTTTTTCTACTAGTCTTGAAAGTGCTTATGGCAGCTTCGGTTAAAGGAAGTGACTAGGCATAAACTTTATTAATTATTGTTATAGAGAAATGATACCATGAAAAGACTTTCTTTTATATCATCACATCCTAAAACCTCAATCATATTAATTATTCTTGCTGGTGCTATTTCCAGTTCAGCTTATGCAGCTAGTACCATAATAACTGATACTGGAATTACAACAACTAATCTTACAGTAACAGGAACTTGTTCAGGTTGTGGTGGTGCTGGTAGTTTTAATTCTTATGCTTTAGTTTTTAATAATACAATAGCAACAACTAATATTCATTTTATAAATAAGTTTCAAATTGGTAATGACAAATCAGTCTTAGTTTCAGATACTTTTGTACAGGGTTATATGATAAACAGTACACAACAAGTAATTAATTCATTTTCTAATTCTGGTGCAGTAGTCGAGAATACTCCACAAAATGATCAATCATTCGGGGGGAAATATAAAATAGCTTACAATGATTCTACAAAGAAAATAACAGTATCAAAGAATGATGCGGTATTACAAACTCTATTCATTAACACATCACAGTTTAATGATGGTACAAACTTATCCAATGAAGGTGTATCTATATCAAGTGATGGAAAATATATAGGAATATTTGGTTTAGATACTACTGGAATAATTGACAGACTAATAATCTATCAGGGATCATAATGGAACGGAATAAAAAAAAAACGAGTTCTATTTACTCGTCCTGTTAGGAATTTCTGTACTATCCATATTTTATATCCATGATGCTTATGCAGTAGATGTTTATCCCGGTACTCAAATACAAAACAGCGCACCTCATCCTTATTCAAATTATACAGCTGATGTACATCCATTCTTTACTGTTAGTTCCATAACAACAAACACTAATCATATATTTCTTGGTTCACCATCATATGATATTGTATGGATTGGAAATACAGTAAACGCTAACATTACATCTTTCCATGAAGGTGTAAACGCTACATTCAAAATAACAAACAATCCAGTTAATCCAACATTTACTATTCTAGGATTAATCCAACAGGTTAAGCTAGATGGAGTTATACAACCATATGGATCTACATGGTCATATACTGGTGGTAATACCATGACTCAAATCAGTCCGGGTACACATCATACCATATTCATATCATGGGTAGCTGGTTCTATTACATCATCTAGCTTTACAATAAAAGGAATTATTCTAAGTGGAGCTGGTGTATTTTCTAATTCAAACATAACTTTATCCAGTCCTGTTAATTCTAATCTTACTGCATTACTTTTATTTAATCAAAATGGTTTACAAGACTCTATAATATTTAATCCACCTTTCCCTTTGGTAGCTGGTACACAACTTACTATTCCAATTACTTTACGTGACATATCAAATCCAGTTGGAACTATTACCTATACAGAAGAAGCTATTGTATCAACACCAACGCAAGTAAGTGTAATAACATCTACACCGTTTAATTTAATATTTAATTCATTTAGACCGGGTTCGTTAAACTTTAATCAAACCAATACAAACGTGCTTCCTATCTATTTCATAACAACACAGATAAACGCAAGTGATAAAAGATTGTCAGTGATATATCCTAATACAATGAATCTGCAATGTAACCTAGCTTATACATATGCCTTCACAAACAAAACCTATGGAGCTCCATTACCTAATGTTCCTTATACACCAGATCCAAATCATGTAAACTCTAGCTTCATATTCCATAAAGTAAACAATGAAATAATAACTGTATCTTGTCTTGATACTATATCATCTTCAACAGGCAAATACATTTTAACTCAAACTGGTTTTCCTTTACAAACTCAGGTATCAGGTTTTAGAAACGGAACATTTGGAACACATGGACAATTTGGAGTATTTGATTTAATTTCACTAGTGGGAATAATAATAGCCATGATAGGATTCAATAGAAAGAATGAATCAGTGGGTGCTTTCTTTGCACTAGCAATATTAGGCATAGAAGGACTGATACAAATCATAACAATAAATACAGCAATCATAGGAGCTTTGATCGTGATAACAATGCTCATATATCTCTCGACACGCAAATCACAGGATTTTGGTTAGGGTGATAAATTAGCTTGGTCTTTGTAATTGAGAAAAGTTTATTAGCAGTAATTTTCGTGTACTGTGTAAATATTTCAATGTTAGGTGGACAATTTATCTTTGGTGATGTGATGCACATTCAACTAACTAATTTCTCTGGTGTACCAATTAAGACAGATATATTTTCTAATATACAGACAGCAACACTAAACCAAGAACAACAAGCATTTACTAACCAGACTTCTTCTTGGATTAGTCAGATACAAAACCCTGCGACATATTTAGGATCAGCTGCTATAATAGCTTGGGATATGATTTTATTAATATCTGGATTTTACATATTTGGTATAATGAATGATATGCAAGTACCAATAATTTTCATAATGGGATTCATGGCATTATACACTTTCTTTTTAGGTCGTTCCATAATGGGATTGGTGCGTGGCATTTAGTTTATGGAAATTTCTATTCTTGAATATATTGTGTACGCTTTAATTGGATATTCTTCTTTCGCTGTTCTAATTGTTTCAGCTGTTAAAGAAATTCCAGATAGTAGAGTCTTATCTTTAGTTAGAGTAATTTATTTATTTCCCGGTATCATAGCATTAATGATTCTTGCAAGCTCTGGAATAAACATAGATGTAAATACAGTAACAACAAACAACTTAATCAAATCCATAAACACTACACAAACATGGACAGAAGCTACGACACAATCAAATACTATCATACTTCAAAATCCAGTATGGTCAATGTTCCATTGGTTGTTAGCTATTACTCTAATATTCTATATGATAAAACAAATCTTGAACCTGTTAACAAAAGCACCAGCTCAGGGCGTAAGGGAAGATAATGAAGTCGAATGATAAGAAGAACTTACCTTCTAATCCTAATAGTTTTTATATCATCTATCTACATTTCATCAGCTAACGCACAATTCGCAATTCAACCACCAACCGTTAACATACCACCAACAAATGCGTACAATCAATTTAATGTAAGCAATGCTACCATTTCAGCAAAGAACTTTATTGCTTCTGTTAATATAGTAGGAAAGAATGGTTTAGGTGTAACAGGTTCTAACAGTTCTCAAACAATATATCTAACAGCTCCTAATCCATCATCAGGATTACCAACTACTTATTGTCCTGCTAACTTTGGATTTGTTTCTTATAACGCAACGACAAATATTCTAGCTTGTGCATTGTTAAATCAAACTGGATCTGGTTCTGGTGTAACATCATTAAATAGTTTGACAGGTGCTTTAACAATAGCCAAAGGAACAAACATCAATTCCATAACCGCAGCTGGTAATACTATAACCATAAACGCAGCTGGTTGGCAAAACAATACGGGTTCTAATTTAGGTACAAGTGGTTCTGGTGTCTTTGCTTCAATGAGTGGATCAATATTGCAATTCTTAAAACTAATATCATCAAATTCCTTTCTAAGTATAACAACAAACTCCACCAATGTTATATTTAATATTCCAAGTATTGTAACAAAATTAATTGCTGGTACTGGAATATCGGTAAATCAAACATCAGGAAATATTTTAGTAACTAATACGGGTGTGACAAAATTAGCTGCAACATCACCAGTTGTAGTTAACGCATCAACTGGTCAAGTAAATGTTTCTTGCCCTACTTGTTCAACTACAACAGGAACTATAACAGGAAGTGCAAACGCTGGTAAAGCTACTGGTTCAGTTGGTGTATTATCAACACCTACAACTACGTTAATCAAAGGCAGAAACATGACAGGTACTAGTCCTATTGTAGTTACAAAAACAAATGATACAGATATAGCTATATCATGTCCAACATGTTCTAGTACAACTGGAACAATCACTGGTGGATCTAATATCGGTACTTCTGGTTTTGGTTTCTTCAAGAACAGTACAAATAATAATATTAATCTAAGAAACTTAACTACTTCAAGATCTGATCTATTTACAATAACTCAATCTTCTAATAATGTTAATCTAGCTTCTAGTTTCAAATCTAATACTATTGCATGTACGAATCAATTCATTTCTGCATTTACAAATTCAACTGGAATTTATACATGTGCAACACCCACTAATACAGCTCAAGTAGTAAGCGCAGACAATGGAGTAAGTTTAATTAGTTCACAATTTAATGCAACAGAAACAAAATTAAAATCATTACGTAATTCAACAGCTTATGTATTATGGAATCATAATACAACATCAATTACACCTAGCTTCCAGTTTAAAATTAATACAAAGGCTTGTACAAACAATCAATTTATATCAGCAATATCAAACAGTTCAGATTCTACATGTAATAAAATGTTACTTAATGCAGTAAGTAAAACTAATTCTTATACTGTTGCATCTACAGATGATATTATATTAGTAAATGCAACAGGAGGTAACTATACTATTACTATTCCTACTATAGCAACAATGAGTACGGGAAAAGAACTAATGATAAAGAAGATTGATTATTCTAATAATTATATTGAGATAGTTCCAACAAGCTCAA